GCGCTTTCCCCGACAACTCCAAGACCGGCGGCAACATCATTAACCATTTTGGCAAAATCAAAACCGCCTTTAGACGCAGCTGCTACTTCAGCATCATAATCACGCACACCGGAACCCGCTGCTTCATATGCGCCTGTAGCTTCATTGAATACCAGCTTACCCTCATCAACCGCCCTGTTTAAATCGGTCATGCTGGAGACTGCTACGCCGGTTTTCTCGCTGATTTCCTGAAGTCGGTCTTTAATTGCCGCTTGAGTTTCAACCAGATGACCTGATGAATCTGCAACAGTCGCTTGACGGTCTTTGTAATCGTCCCAAGCCGATATATTGGTCGCTAGGCTAACCCCTATTGCCGTCAAAGATGCCACGACAACACCAAACGGCCCTAATACGCCAACGACAGCGGTTGAAGCCGTACTGATAGCTCCGCTTAAAGCAATAAAAGTTTGTGCGGTCTGTATCCCAGCGATAGCTTGCAAAGCACCGCCTATAGTTTCCAATGCCCCCGCGCCGCTGGTTAGCGTACTTTTCAGCGTTTCAAAAACTTGCGAAATGCCTAGTAAAGTTCCGGCTGTTCTCCTGCTGCTATCGTCCAAACCGTTAAAGGCGTCTATCCCTTCTAAAAAGCTTTGTAAAACTGGACCCCATACATCTACAATTCCAGACACAACGCGGGTCAACGATTCGAAAGAATCAACAACAAATTGAATGGCATTAGCCAGACCTTCAGGCGTGGATAGATCAACGCCGCTGAATATATCACCTAACTCAAAGCCTAAATCCTGCAAAGCTGAAATCAGGCCGCTAAAATCAACCTGTGATAATGCCTCGGGCAAATTTTGTCCAATCTGGCGCAATAATGCGGCTATATCATCACCAAAGCCGTTAAAAGCGGTAAAGACAGGCTCAAATGCGCCTTTATCAATAGACAATGAAAAACCCTGCATCACTGATTTTAAGCCGTCAAGAATTCCCGCCCAACTATCTTGTAACGGTTCCCCGACTTTTTGCAGTAAAACTTGTGTGCTATTGGCCAACTGCTGCGAAGAGTCGGCAACGCCACCGACCATATTGGTATAGTTTCGATTAAAATCCTGCACACTGGTAGACATGGCCGATAACGTGCCATCAAATTTACCAGCGCTATCATTAGCCAGAATTAAGGCACCTTTAGCCGCTTCAGAACTGCTGAATAAGCCATACATTTTATCAGCACTGCCACCCGTGGCTTCTTTCAGCTTATCCATAACAGCAGGCAAGCCATTAGTCGTGACAGACAAACCGCCCAGGGCTTTAGCCAAATCATCAGATGGGCTTAATAGCTCTTTGATCACTGCATTTAACAGCGTCATGGATTGATCGGCACCAACGCCCGCGCCGGTAATTGCGGCAATGGCCGCTCCCACAGTTTCAATCGGGATATTGGCAGCAGCTGCAGTCGATGACACCTTGCCTAGATTATCAGCAAGCGCTGTCATCGTGATATCGCCGTTTTGCACGGTCGTAAACATAGCAGCCATCACCCGCTCGGCATTGGCGGTATTGGTAGCACTATCGCTGGATACCAGACCATAAGCGTTCATGGTGCGAGTTAACAACGCTGTCGATGCTTCCAGCCCGGTAGCGCCTACCTGACTGCCTTGCTCGGCAACTGTCAGTATGTCCAGCGCTTTGGATGTACTGCCTAAGTTTGAAGTGGCGATATAAATCGCCTGATTAATTTGATCGAAATTACTGACTGAATTAACGGCAAAATCCTGTATGGACGCTTTCAGCTTGTCTACATCGGCAGGCGTAGCGTTTACCAGCGAGCCAATTTCCTCAACCTTTTCACCAAACCGCGAGGCTTCATTGACTGCAACGGTTAAAAAAGCAGCTCCTAAAGCAATAACCGCACCCTCGGCAACCAGCGCTTTTTTAGCAAGATCAGCAAGCGGCTCAGTAACGCCAGAAACCTTGTTAATCGTGGTGTCAAGCCCACTGGCAACACTCGATAACCCGCCGCCTGTGTTATCGATAGCGCCAAATATAATCTCTACGGTACGTTGCAAATCAGCCATTTACTTGCTCTTATGGAATAGTTGATGGTTAACCGGTAAACAGATTGCTTTTAAATTGTGATTCACACTCAAATCCATTAATTCATTGACTACCTTATTGCATTTTTCTTCAGTGCTGCTAATCGAAAATCCTTTTACTGGCTTAATAATGGATACTTCAATTTGATTATTCTGAACGGTAACATTTAATAAAATGAGTATCCAAATAAGTTTCATCTATGAATTATTTATAAGTTGGTTGGCTTTTTATTAGCGGTTATTTTTATCTTTGTAATAAAACTCCCAAAGCAACACTTCAGTTTATCTCAATTCGCCACATGGGAACAATGAATGGCAAACCTCATAAAGCAGTTTTCCGCATAAATTACAAAAGTCTGCATTAGTGTCCTACTTTATAAACATTGATTTAATTAAACCAATAGGTGTAAGTCGAACTCCAACTATAGTCAACCCAATTCCATGCCTGACTTTCAACACCCCTGGCCGTAAGTAGGGCAATATCGTCTTTAGCAGATTGATCAGTAACTGTAGCAGCAGTACGAACCATCACCCACTGAAAACTACTATCATGAGTAAACTTTCGTAAACCAATTTTCTGAGTATTAGAATAGTAAACAACACCATTAGTTAGATGCGAAATCCCATTAATTTGATCCCAATAATTGCAGTCAGGTACATAGTAATTATCACAGCGCACACTAAATATATCTTGATCTGCCCAAAGCCTAGTAACAGTGTAATCTGGACTGTACATTGCCTTAATTGTATCTATTGACGTTTGGTTTGGGGGGGGAACATATCCACAATCACCGCCAGTAACATCAGATGCTAAGTAACTGTTAGGTTGCCATAATGGAACAGTTAGACCAATATGTCGTTTAACAATCGTACTGTGTCCATCTGGGCACATGGACTTAAACTTGAACAAGTAATTACTGATATAGGAGTAACCGATTTTGGTCTTGTTACTATGGAAATACCAGTTTTTAACAATACCTGTAGAACTCTGAATTACCTGAACAAATACCAGATGTTCAATATCGTTATAGAAGTGGGTTACAACAGTTTTATCAGCACCACCGTAAAGCCCACGTAGGTAAGTTTGCAGATCTGTGTCAGTCTGATTTGTTGGGGTAATTTCCCATGCAGATGCTGTAAATGTGAATAGAAGTATTGCAACAGCGAACATTCTCGAGCTTATTTTGATAATAGTCTTCATAAAATACTTTTTTGTCAATATTATGTGTGCGTATGATATACACTCACAATTAATGGTTGTTCTTGTCTTTGTAATAAAGCTCCCACAGCATTACCTCTGTTTCGCTAAGTTCACCCGCCGGAAATAACGACGGGTTAACTTCATAAAGCAATTTTCCACGCAAATCACAAAGCACCATGCGGCTGCGGAACGAATCATCACTCCACAGCCTGGCTACTTTTTTAAATCGGCTCCAAGGCCGGTTAGTTCGATGATTTTGTTGGTTAGCTGGTAAAACTCAATCGGGTAGTTTTCAGCCAGTTTAACGGCTATCGGCTTGTCGATAACCGGATCAACTGAAGCAATCACCAATTGTTCTAGCCGCTTGGCCAGTTCAACCGACACATCGTCGCCAATGCCCAATGACGCGCGGATTTCGTCAATCTGTGCGTTTTGATTGGCTAAGGCTTTGATGATGGTATCAATGCCTTTCTGCCGTGCGGATGCTTCCATTGTTTTAGCGAGCTCATCCCCTGTCAGGTTTCGCACTCGCCAAATCCAGGCATCATCATTGTCAAAAAAAGCTTTCAGCCCTGGTACATGAACTTCATCAATCCGTGGCTGAAACTTGGCCCGCATGAACGCTTTTTCATCAAACATTAGCTGTTCCGGTTAACGCTGGCCGCTGCTGCTGAAATAGTGACATTTACCTTTGGGTGTTCAGCTGCTCCAAAGGTACGGCTAACGCCGATCTTGCCTTGAGTCAGCACATAGGGCGCTTTGTTGGCATCCTGATAGTATCTTATCCAGCGCGTGTCATTGGCTGCTGAAAGAATAGGATCGGTAATGCCATCTTTCAGAATCGCGGTGAATGAACCCTGACCGAGTGATTTTGAAGAACTGCCAACCACGCCGCCATAAACAACCGCTGAAGAGACTGAGTGAGTGGTCTCAGCCGGCACAAAATCATTAGCAAAAGCTTGTTTGCTAAAGATTGGCTCGGAGTATGATGCATAAACACCTTTAGGCAATACCCCGGTATGAATCAACGGCAAGGCTGCATCAAAAACAACATTACCATTAGCGTTATCAGTATCGAAAATAGGGTAATCATAACGCTCCAGGTGTGTACCGACCGCCTGAAATATCTGGTCTGCTGTAATCGGTGCAGCGGTATTGGAAATAACGCGAACCTGTGCTATTTCAATGCTGCCAACCGGGATTAAAGGCGGTCCGCCTGCTGCTGCGCGGGTTTCGGAAAACGCGGTTGTTGTCCCATCTGTTCCGGCGACAACAGCAATAGCGCCTGCTGAGGTGATAGTGATTGAACAAACCTTGGAAACTGCAGTTGCCGGTCGGGTAATGGTTTTGTCGGTGCCTGCCGTTACTGCCGTTTTCACCCCGGCCAGATAACAGCTAAGCGCTGCCACATCTACGCCGTTATTGATTGCCGATGCGGAAATTGTGACTTCACCACCAGTTATCACGCCATTGGGGCGCACATCAGGAGAATGTCCGGCTGAATCCGAGAAAATATCGGCTGAAGAAGTGAATACTTTGTGATCGCCTGAGTCGGTTAAGGCCGACATGGCAAAAGGCGTAACTCCGGATTCGTATTGTATTAAACTGTTTTCGTTGCTCATGGCGGCCTCGTAGTTGGGTTAATTGTTAATATTTTTGCTGATTATCAGCTTGGCATCGTGTAAGGATCGCCGGGAATAATGTTATAGGTAATGGTGAAAATTACCGTTAGCGTGGTGTAGTTGCCGCCATCTTGCGGGTAACTGGGTGTAGCGGATGACAAAACAATAGTGTCCACCACGCCGCCAAATGTCCGGTCCGTTGCCGTGCCTAAAAACGTGGTGATGACCGTGCCCAGCAAGGCATTTGCCGAAATGCTAGGGTTGGTAGCGCCATGTTTCCAGATGCACTCAACCGCAAGCGGGAAGGTTATCTTTTGTTCTCCGAAATACGGGGCGTGGGCTTGTTCTTCACCGTCCCAGATCGACACAAACTTGGCTTCACTTTCGCCAATAGACCGCTGTGCACGTAATACCGGCAAGGTGGATAAAGCCGCTGCACGCGTTGTAAAAGCGGCAATAACGCGTTCGCGGATGGTATTACTCACTGTTCAATCCTAATAAATAAGTCACTTGATGATCCAGTTCCCGCGCTAAGCGCTCGGCTGAAGTTTGCTCGACTTCTGCGCCCAGGCCGGGCGTATTTTCATAAACTGATGCCAAATAGGGTCCTACTAGTTCGTTAATCGGTAAGCGCTTGGTTGTTTGGCGTTCGAACAGGCCAATATAACCGTTAGGCATACGGGCAAAAAAAGCGTGTTTAAAACGTACAGTCGGGCGGGTTTTCCAAACCTTGACCGATACGCCATTTCCTGTGGCTCGTGCTTGCGAATTGGCCGCGCTTGGATTCGTGCTGAACGCGGCTAATGGTATGCGCTTGCTACGCATTCGCATCATTGCGCCAAGTTCGTAATTCGTTGCCCGTTCCTTGGTAATATTGCTTTTAATCAGCGCTGATTTAAGCGTGACTGTTTCACCAATGCGCTTTGCGGTCAGTGTCACCGCACCGTCAAGCGTGCGGTTTAACGCGGTAC